AAATTCAATAAGGAATGCTTTTAAAAAAAATGGATTTAAAAAAAACAGCAAAACGAATCAAATACTTGGTTGCACTTTTGAAGAATTTAAAATACATATTGAAAAACAGTTTGTTTTTTGGATGAACTGGGAAAATTATGGTAAATATAACGGTGAGTTTGATTTTGGATGGGATTTAGACCATAAGGTTCCATTATCTTCTGCAAAGTCAGAAATAGAGCTAATTAAATTATGTCACTTCTCTAATATACAACCGCTATGTTCACGCATAAATCGTGATATTAAAAAAAATAAATTAAATTTCATTTTACAATGACACAAAAAGAAACAATTGAGTTCATAAAGTCAGCTCGCGACCCAATTTATTTCTTAAATACCTATGGGTATATATTTGATATAACAAAAAACACGATTGCTCCATTAAGCCTTTTTGAATATCAAAAAGGAGTTGTTAAAAATTATGAGGCAAATAAGAATAATATAGTTTTAAAATCAAGACAGACAGGCCTCTCTGTTATAACATCTGGTTATGTTTGTTGGAAAATGTTATTTAATGAAAATGAAAGAATTTTAATTGTTGCCAATGATGGGGCCGGAGCCAGAAGGTTTTTGAGTTCTGTGAAACAATTTTTAGATTACTTGCCAGCATTTTTAAGACCAGATGAGGTTCCAACCAACAATACTCAACAAATTGTTTTTTCTAATGGGAGTTGGTGTAAAGCCGTGGCTTCTGGTGGAAATGCGGGTCGTGGTGAAACGTTAACTTTGTTGGTTCTCGATGAGACCGCGTTTATTGAGAATGCCGAAGAAATTTGGATGGCTGCAGGTTTAGCATTATCTTCAGAAAGTGCGAAATGTATAATGATTTCAACACCTAACGGTACAGGAGGTCTTTATCATTCAACTTGGACAGAGACTATTAAAAAACAAAAAACAGGTAAAAAAGCATTTGTTGGAACTGAAGTGCATTGGAACCAGCATCCATATTATGCTAGAGAAGCAGAGGAAAGAACTGATGAGCATGGAAGAAAGTTTTGGTGGAGCCCTTGGTATGAAGAGCAGTGCGCACTATTAAAATATGATAAGGTTAAAATCGCTCAAGAGTTAGATTTGTCATTCGAAGGTTCAGCAGCAGTTGTTATTGAAAGTTGGATTATAGATAAGTATGAAAAGAATTGTGCCGACATTAAACCTATTTGTTATTATGATTATAAGGAACCTGAAGAAAGATTTGTTACTAATAGAGAAACAACTTTTTATGTTTGGGAAAAACCTATACCAAAAGCTAATTATATTATAGGAGGCGACGTTGCAAGAGGTGATAGTCATGACTTTTCAACATTGCAAATAATTAATGCCGACACTTTAACTCAAGTGGCCGAATTTCAGGGAAAAATTCCTCCGGATATTTTTGCTGAATTGGTTTTTAGGGCCGCAACAGATTATAATATGGCATACGTTTCTATTGAGGGAAATAATCACGGATTAGTAACTACACTTGCTCTTAGAAATACATTAAAATACCCCTATGATAAAATTCATCACTCTAAATCAATAAAGAAAATTTATGTTAGATATGGTGGCGTTAATTCTATTGACCCAGATAGTGAAATACCTGGCTTTCAAACAACGCCAAGAACAAGGCCTTTACTTATGAATTGCTTGGTAAAATACATGAGAGATAGTGAGGTAAAAATAAATTCAAAAAGACTACTTACGGAATTTAGAACATTTATAAACAAAGGTGAAAAGCCGGAACATGCTGATGGTTATCATGATGACCTTATTTTTGCTTTTGCAATAGGTTTGTTTATGAGGGATACTGAATTTGATAACGTATTTAAGAGTAAAGAGTTTTATAAGGCAATGTTGGATTCTATAAGTTATAATGCAAGTTCCGGAACAGGAAGGCCTGTTAATGTAGAAAAAGATGTTAAAAAGAACATTCAATCCCCAGATTCTGACTTAGGTTGGTTGTTTGGCCCAATAACAGGATAATGGTTTACTTTGAGTATAAAAAATGATTAATTTGTAAATAATAATATATAAAGAAATGGCTGAGAATAATGATGATAGTATTTTTTCAGGGGTTTTTAAAGCCCTTAGAAGAGGAAGACAAGACGCAACCAAACCAGAAAGAAATGTGTTGACTAATGCACCTGTTGCCTCAAATCCATTTGAGTCTAAACAACAAAAACAACAAGAATTTTTAGATATACAATCTAATAAGGTTGCAAAAGACCTTTATTCTAGGTCTCTTTATTATGAAGCAGATAGACTTGCTTCTTATTTAGATTTTAGAGCGATGGATTTTTCTCCAGAAGTTTCTGCGGCGCTTGATATTTTAGCAGATGAATGCGTTACGAAAAATGAGCGCGGAGAAATTGTAGCAATATATAGCGACAATTCAAGAGTTAAAAAAGTTTTACAAGATTTATTTTACAATGTTCTTAATGTTAATTATAATCTTGGTTTTTGGGCGAGAGAACTTTTTAAATATGGTGATTTGTTTTTAAAACTAGAAACAGACCAACAACAAGGAATTTACGACATTATACAACTTCCAGTTGCTGAGATGCATAGAGAAGATAATCCAGACCTTAAGCTTGGAAGAAGTGTTTTTAGATGGGATGTTGGAAATATGTTCTTCGAAGAATGGCAGGTTGCTCACTTTAGAATATTATCTGATAGCACAAGATTGCCATACGGTCGTTCAGTGTTGGACCCAGCTAGAAAATTGTGGAAACAATTACAATTAGCAGAAGATGCTATGCTTGTATATAGATGTGTTAGAGCTCCGGAAAGAAGAGTTTATTATATTGAGGTTGGAAATATTGACCCAGCTGACGTTCCTCAATATATGGAAAAAGCTAAGGCGCAAGTAAAAAAAGCTCCTATGGTAGACCCATCAACTGGAAATGTTAATTTAAAATATAGTCCAATTACTTATGAAGAAGATTATTTTCTTCCAGTAAGAGGAGATAAAAGTTCGCGTATAGAAACTTTACCAGGAGCTTCAAACTTAGGAGATATTGCTGATATAGAATATTTGCAAAATAAATTATTCGCAGCTCTTAAAGTTCCAAAGCCTTATTTGAATTATGCAGAAACAATACCTGGAGGTTCGGCATTATCTCAGGCAGATTTAAGATTTTCAAGAACAGTAAACAGATTACAACAATTTTTAATTATTGAATTAAGAAGAATTGCTAATATACATTTATATCTTCTTGGTCTTGAAGATGATATTAATAATTTTGAAATAACACTTGCAAACCCTTCTTCTCAACAAGAATTGCTTAAGTTAGAAACAATGAAATCTAGGATGGAAGTGTTTCAGGCAATGTTTACTAATGATGCAACATCTCCAGTTTCTTATACTTGGGCAATGCAATACATTATGGGCTTTTCTGAAACTGAGATAAAACAAATTATTAGACAGAAAAAGATTGAACGTAAAATGTTTACCGAAATCGAAGGTGCCCCTGATGAATATATGGAAACTGGAATATTTTCTGACCTTGATAGAAAGTTTAGAAAACCAGGATGGACTCCTGGTGCAGGCGCAGGTGGAGCAGAAGCAGGTGGAGCAGAAGCAGGCGGTGTTGATGCTGGAGTTGGCGGAGGAATTACCGGTGGTGGCGGAATGGATATGGGTATGGGAATGCCAGATGTAGGCGCAGACATGGGTGCAGACATGGGTGCAGACATGGGCGCAGAAGCAGGCGGAGAAGCAGGTGGAGAAGCAGGTGGAGAATTACCTCCAGAAGAGCCGTTAGCAGAAAATAAAAATAAATTACAAAAACATAATGCTGTTGTAAATCATAGAACTAAAATGCTTATGGAAAATATTGAAAAGCACTTAAAGAGTCTTAACGAAGGAAGCAATAATGAAAGTAACGAAGAAAGAGAAATTTTAGATTGATAAATAAAAATCATGTTTTACGACGACCATAATATAGACGAGCAATATCAAAAATTAAGAAAACTTTTAGTTGAAACTGAAGGTGATTTATATAAATTTATAGGTAAAACTAAAAATGATACTGCTGCATTAAGAGCAAGAAAAGTTTTAAAAGAAATAGAAGAGTTAATTATTCCATTAAGAAAAAGCATACAACTACAAAGGCAAGACAATAAAGGTCAATACTAATGGATGATAATAAATTTAACAAACCCGATGATTTTGACTTTGTTATTTATGGAGAGGATACTCGATTTGTTATTTTTGAAAAAACTGAAAGTACATCTAAATTTTACATAAATAAAATGAAAAAATATTGGCATCACTCAACAAAAATTGTTTTTAGAATATTAAATAATTTAGTTAAATCAAAACAAAACACATGAGTGGCGACACATTTACTTTGTTTAGCAAGACTGTATTAGTTGAAAAAACAAGCTCTGCTTTTATGTATTATCCTTTTTGTAACAACACCCTTATAGCAGAGGAAGGAAACACTTGTTTAACTTTTGAATTAAAAAGAGGAAAAAATAATGGAAAAATATAAAATATATCGACATATAGAAAAAGAAAAACCTATTACTAGAGTTGTGTTATTTGAGAAATGTAGAAAACATGATTTTGAAAATTTTGGATTAAAATATTGGTATGATAAAAATGGCAAAGTAATTAGAGTGGATAATGAAAACAGTACTATTGATTTTGGTAAAATTTCAATAACTGGAAGTACTTATTTAGATACTGGTTATGTTTTTGCTCCATACATACCTGCTCAATTAACTCCGGTTATTTCTGAGT